TGCAAATCGGTGTCTGCTATAATAGCAGAACAAATCGCCTCCTCGATATTATCAGCAGCGAGAATAGTAAATGTAACCGATATTGTCTGGTCAGCCACAACGTTATTAAGCGTATGCGAAAGTCCGCCCGCGTGAACAACTTCGCCGTCAACAGTCCACTCATTGATTGTATATCCGACTATTGCCGCCGCCGTAAAGGTTTGGTCGTCGCCGCTATTAACTAAAGTCGCCCCACTTGGGCTTATGGCTCCACCTGTTCCGGCAGAAGCAGTAATTGTCTTTTTGTCGGCCATTTAATTTTTCTCGCCGCCTACCATTATTGCTGTTACACTATCACAATTCTCAACGCCAGTGAAAATAACCCCGACTTTTTTGCCCCAGTAAGGGTCAAAACGAACCCTGCCGATAATGTCCGTGCCGGTGATAATCTCGTATTGGGCATTCCAATAATCCGTGCCGGATACCAAAACAATAGCGTCCCCCCAAGTCCGATTAGGGTCAGACGTGCAGGATGCTCCGCTTGTAGGGGTATGAGATAACAAGATATTGCTCGCCTGCACGTTCACGTCTATCACGTTGGCTACCCCGCAAAAATTATCAGCAACGTAGATATGCGCCACTACCGCACCAGCATTGGGGTCGCCAGCCGCTTTATAAAAATAGAAATAAATCGAATAGGAGTCCCATTCCTCCGGCAAGTCCTTGAAATTGGCAAGTGCGTAAGTCCACGTCCTTGTCGTTGTCGTTAAATCCGTTTCGCTTGTCGTTGCCGTCTTAATCAGGCGCGGTGTCTCGCGCCGAGTAAAACCGAAGGCGCAAAATAATACCCCCATCAAAACAGCGCACGCAGTAACAAAAATAAGCACTTGCTCGCATTTTTTTAATTGCAATTTGTAATTCATATTTATACCCCTTAATCTGCTGTTCCTGATTTATTCATCCAAACTTTAATTAACGCACTATTCAAACTCGATATGATTCTGTCGAGAATATATTCTTTTTGAGTATCGAAAGCCGGACGGACAAAAGGTCGCGCGCCCATCTTCGACGTTCCAAACTCCACAAAACCGCCGTAATATGTTTTACCCTTAAACCAACCTATCGCTGTGCCAATTACAACGCTGATATAATTCTTGCGTCGTTTACCGGCTTTTAATTTCAAGCTATCTCTCAACGCTCCCGATACAACGGGGCAATCCCGTTGTGCTTTTTCAAGTACTATCTTTCCGCCCTCGCGCAATCCCTGCCGGTCAACCTTGCGCATAACGGTTGGCGGTAAACTCCGCAGAGCAATCTCTAATTCCTTGCCGCCCTCTATTTTCATTGTTACCATTACTCTTTAACCTCTACCGTTAGTAATTCAAGACGCTCGTTTTTCTCGTCGATGTTCTTAATGTCTAAAATCTGGAAAATTCTTGCACCAAACAAAACTCTATTTTTCGTAACTACCGCCGATGAATAGCGGATTGTAATTTGCGTAGTTGCCTCCGAATGAACCTGCTGAGAGTAAAATAACTCACGACCGGTTAATTGTTTTATGCTCGCCCATACCGTAGCATAGGTCGCCCACGCGCGCGAGGTCTCGCCAAGCCCGCTTGTAGTCTCGGTTACGGATTGCAACTCGACGCGTTTTCGCATCTTCTCAAAGTCCATATTTCCTCAAATCGGGAACACAGCCATCGGGGATTTTGCCGTCCTCAAGGTCTTTTAGATAAGTCCAAATCGGTTTATATTGGCTCTCCTCTGTCCCCGGCCACAAGGCGGCAAGTTGTAAATGGGCTATCCTGATACCGGGCGCAAGAAACGCCTTGCAACCCGCCTCTAAAAAGTTGTTCCAGAAGTAAATATCGGGGTCAATAAAATCACCCTTCCAGTTGCCATCCTTGCTCGGCTTCTCCAAGAACCACGGCCTTTTCATCTTCTTAATCGCATCCGTCCGAATCATCGTCAGTCCAAAATGCCCCGTCTCGGCAGGGACAAACAATTTACCGAAAAGAGCATCGACTGGAATGTTAATAGCAACGCCGTCTTTAGTTTTAGGCATACCCGACAGCCGCGCCATTACGGAATCCTCATCACGCTTAATCTGCATCGGGAAAACGGCGTCAATCTCGGGGTGATTCTCCATTAAGAGGTAAAGTGCTAAAACGTGTTCTTTTAAGAACCAAGAATCGTAGTCCATTGTCAGAATGTATTTCGGATTCTCCTCGAATAATCGCTCAATGCCATTTTCAAGAACGTGCGACCAGTAAGCCCCGTGAGTTTTTATCAATCGGCAACCCAACGGCAAAAGAACATTCAAGGCCGTAAATAAATTGTCGGCCATTCCGATGCGCGGCATACTCATAATCGCCTTGACATTTTCTAATGCCGGTATATGCCTAACCTTTTCTTTTGGCTTCTCGAAATTGGTTGCGAAGGGCGCAGATTGCTCCCGTTTTCGACCTTGCACATTCAAACTTATTGGTAGAACGGCGCAATCCTCAATCTCTGATTTCCATTCGCCTTGTAATTCAAGGCCCACCGATTCCATCAATTCCCAAAGCGTTTCTTTATTGAAAATACTCCGGTGAAAATCGTTGGCGTCAATCTGTCCACCCATAATATAACCCGGATAATCCTGTGGCACTTTATGAAGATAGTCGTTTGCGAGTTTGTCGAAATCCGGCACGGCGATTTTGAGAATCCCGCCCGGTTTTAATACGCGCACCCATTCGCGCAGGACATCTTTAATCTTTGCCTGCGGGAAATGCTCAAGAATATGTGAGGCGCGAACCTCATCGACTGTCCCTGTCTGATAATCGGAAAGCGGGAATATAGCATTACCCTTCTTTATATCAAGATTGATATAATCTTTTAACTCCTGCGAACCGCTACCGAGATTAAGTTTTAGCATTTCAGTTTTGCCTTTCTAAATTTTATCCACCATATCCAACGACCATAGCATAATAGCCGCAAACGGAATCTCTCTCAAATTGTCCTCGGAGAAAATCTGCCGATGCTCGTAAAAATGATTGACGGCAAGCATAATTCCCTGTCTGGTATGTTCGGGAATTACTCCGACAAAATGCGTTCCCGTCCCCGCACCCGTGATAGTCAATGCCGTCCCACCTGATGTTGCCGCCAACTTAAAATTAGCACCTGAAACGTCCCGAACATAGTAATCCGTCCCTACGGATATTCCAGTAGGCAATGCCCCGCCAAGATTAGATAGTTGAACCAAATCGCTATCGGTATAAGTCCTGCCGGTTACTGTTAAAATTGAATTACTAACCGTGAACGTGGCCGCATACCCGGCGTTATAGATAATCTCTACGCCATTCACGTCGCCCCGAATATCCGGCCACGTCTGATTGTAAGCTAAAACTATTCGCCCCGGCTCGCTCTGATTATCAACATCGTAAACAGTAGAAGCCAACGTCTGCCAAGTGCCCGCCGAATCCTTATACCGAATCGAGGTAACTTTATGTAAAGGCGGCAATGGCACTTTTATTACACAGTCCTCATCGGAATCGGGAAACTCATCTAAAGTCAATTTTATCGTCTGCGCAATAATAGCCCTGTTTTGATAGCCCTCACAATACGCCCGCACCGCCTTAATTAAATTGCTAATCAGGGTGTCATCGGCGGTATCAGTCGTCTCGCTTTTTAGTTGTAACTTGGCCTCGGCAAGCGTTACCGGCTCAATAGCAGGTGATACGGTTATCTTGAACGGCATTATTAAACTCCATTCGGACGATTAACCTGCTCTTGTTTAGGTTTGCTCTTGCGGGTAGTCGCCGTCTCTTTTTCAGGCATTACAACAGCCGTCTCGATAACTATTTCTTTCACCGGCTCGGCATAACCCGCTTTGAGCAATTTTTGGGCTTCTGCGTCCGGCAGGTCTATGGTATCGCCTGCCTTGCAGTTACCAGTGGGGCTTGCGTAAGTAGTTCGCATTCTCACTATCATAAATCACCTTTCTTTTCCAAATTAGAAACTCGTCGGAATCAATCTGTAACTGATTGCTACTCTGACAACACCCGTTCCAGTTGTTGGGTCTGCTGTTAAACAGTTAAGGACTACGTTTTGCCCTACGATATTAGCCATCGTCGAACTCGCCACCGCGACGGGAAGTATTTTTACAAAGGTGTCGGCTGTCTGGCAAAGAAGCACAGCAACGGTCGTTGTGCCAGAGGCCACAGTTAGCGTTCCGCCACTTGTTCTATAACTACAACCTATCGTGTTGGCAGTAGTATCAAAAGCTGTTCCCGTAGCGTCGTAGAAAATATCCACGCTAACAACATCTATAACGCTGCCTGCAACGCCGGCAACAAGAACTTTAGGCGCGCTGTAAAGCGTTTTAAGTTCCGCGTTACTTACCGACACAATATCCATATACATTGTAGAGCCGGAAGCAAAGGCCATAGACGCAACACCGGATACATTACCCGTAGTACCGACATTGAAGGCCGTCGATGCTATCGTAAGTGAGTTGTTGGTATTATTTAGAACTACCGCAGGCGTATTGCCGTTTGTCCAGCTCAAAACATTGTAATAAGCCCCGCCGTTGTCGTCCCTGACTTTTATTGACGCCGATTCGCCCGCCGTTGTCGTTGTCTGTATTGCCTTAGTAGTGGCAAGCGTAACATCGCCCACGCCAGTAAGGTTGCCGCCGGTCGATATGTTTAACCCGGTACTGGCAAGAGCAAAGGTGTTTGTCGTCGCGCCCAGAACGATAGCGGGGTCGTCGCCATTCGTCCACGACAATACGTTTGTATAACTTGCGGCGGCGGTTAAATCGTAAACCTGCAATGCTGTTGCCTGTGCAGTAGTCGTGGAACTTCTAATATACTCGCCGTTAGTCATAACAACATCGCTGGTAATGGTTCCGCCGGTAAACGAGCCGCCGTTAGCAATCCACGACATAACCCCCGAACCATTCGTGCTTAATACATAGCCGTTTGTCCCGTCGTCGACAGGCAATGTATAAGTTATGTCTGCCGCTTGGTCGCCGCTGGAAATCGTGGTGTAATACGTCGGGGTTGTCCCTGATTCCAAAAACTTTACTGAACCGCTTGTGCCGATATACAGAGTCGTCCTGCCGCCGTCAAAATAAATCGGAGTAGTTTCATAGGCGGCAAAAATCACTCCGGCGAATATCAGCATCGTCATCAAGGCGATAAAAAACATCTTAAACTTGTTCATACTAATTCTCCTTAAAATTGGATGGGCGAGTGAAAGGCAATAAAGCCCGCCCACCCATATAAAAAATCGTTCAATTACGACCCGACAACAACCGTAGCGTCCAGAATTGTCGCATCCTCGGCTATCGGGGCTTTGCTTCCGCAATAACGAATTGCGAGCATATTCCCAGAAGCCGCATCTTGAGTTCCTATTGTCAAGAGTCCCATCACATAACGTTTCAATGGACGATAAACATCGACAAGAAGTAATTTGTTGTTCTGGTCGTCCCCTGCCGTGCTGGTATTTGTCGCTGATGCGCTGGTGATGCTGGCCATACCCGTTGTGCTGTTGGCTGTGTTTTCTTGAACCGTAAGAGTCGCCACCGCGCCGGACGTGCAATCGGTAATCGGCACAACGAATAACACGCCGTCATAACCCTGCATATCGAGAACGTCGGATTTACTGGACTGTTGCCCCGCCGTTACGGGCGCAAGAGCTTCGCTTACTAAAATGTTCTTCATTAAATTCATCGTTTATTCCTTAAAAAGTTTTCTGTTATTCAGTTTTCAGTCCGCAAATTAGGCGGTCAGCTTAACGCGGGCAAACGCCTCGGCAAGAACCGGCGCACCGTCCGTCTCGGCCTGAATGATGTAACCGTTCTGATTCGTGGCCGCATATAACTCAACAACAACCTGAATAGCCATTGTCAAAGCATCGAGAATCCAGTAATTGCTGAAATCGCCGAGGATACCGACGTATTGCGAAGCCGTGAAGGTATTCGGCATATAAGCCGATTCGAGATATGGCAGACCAAGCAATCTATCAGGTGAACCAACCTGAACGGATTGCTGCCAGATATACCGACCCTCTCCGTCTTTTAGTTTTGCCAGCATTTCGAGAGCGTCGGTATGGAATATCCATTGCGCTCTTGAACGATATTGCGGTTTCAAACTATATTTGGCTTTAATTAAGCCGTCGAATCGCAATTCTGTGGCTGTATTGCCAATCGAAACGTCTCTTGCGGTAGTAACGCCGTTTGCACTTGCGGTCATTACGCCAAGCGGTTGACCTGCACCAGAACCGTTCAGGAAAGCGTTCTCCTGCACAATGCCGACCTTATATGCCATACGCTGGCGAACAATAGCATCAACGCCTATCGCGGATCGGCGGAGAAGCGTCTTGGACACCTTAATCAATTTCCGCATCGGATGGGGCCGAAGCTCGCGCCTGCCAAATGCCATAGTTGAATCCTCTGTGCCGAGTGATAACTCGGTTGTCCATTCGGTGTCAGCGGGATCAGCATCAAGCGAGGGCGCACCGAGCGATTCTGCGGACGATAACGCCGGCAAGACGCGGGAAATACCCCGCATAAACGTCTGGTTGTCTATTGCCGCAATTAACTCGGCCATAAACTCCATCGGGGGCGACAAATATCCGCCGGAGGTATCAACGTCTTTCTGTAATGCCCTGATTTCTGCATCAGGCGAACCATTCAAAAGATACCGCTTGAATGATTCGTTCTGTTTTCGAGTTTCCGCCGTAACCGGCACAATGATATTGCGCGGCTCGCCAAATGCGCTACGAAGCTCTATTGTTCGTTTTTCACCTGCACCGTCGGCCAATTCGGTCTTACTCTTGCGCCCGCGTGAGGCCGTTAATTCTTGCTCGGCGGTTTCGAGGTCGGATTTACGTTTCTCGTCGGCCTCAATCTTGTCAACCTCGCCTTTCAGTTTTACCGCGTCGGCCATCATAGCGTCGAATTGCATTCTTTCTTCGGCGGTTGGCTCGCGTTTCTCTGTCGCGGCCTTGTCTAAAATAGCACGCGCCTGATTTATCTTTGCTGCTCGTTCCTCAAGTAACTGCTGTACTGTTTTCATCTTGTTATCTCCAAAAAATAATTACGTTTATTGAATCCCTGACGGACTTCGGCCCGCTTTAAGATTCGACCTGTTCAAGTTCTAATCTCATACGCATAGATTCAACGGCACTTGGCCGGATAATCTCTGTTTCCTTTTTCCACTGCTCTAAACTTCTAACAGCAACCGATGTATCGGGATAAGCGGGGAAAGTTACAGGCGAGACATCAAACAACTGGACTTTTCTAAGCGTCCGAATCGCTATGCCGTCGATGGTTTCCCAAATATCCGAAATCGTTCTGAATCCAAACGACATTCCTGTAATATCGCCGCGTTTTATTGACTGAACGATGTCCCTGCCGATAGTCGTATCCGGTGGCATAATCTCCGACATCAAGCCGGTATCGTCCTCGCGCAAAACAAGCGTACCCGCCTTGTTCCTGCCAAGTATTCTCGACGAATCGTGGTCAACAAGAGCGCGAATATCGTCATTGATAATCGTTTCGGCAAACGCACCCTTCGCTATCTTCTCCCGAAAATCGCCTATGCCAAGCAACTCGCTCAACTTCTCGAATACCGCCGCATAGCCGACAATCTTTGGCTTGTCGCCATCCGATAATCTGATTTCCGACGCGATTCTGTATTCAACACCTTCTATTTTCATTTTTCGTTCTCCTGCCAAAAAGAAACGGAGGCACATCAGGGATTTTATCCCGATGCACCTCCGTATCAGGCGCGATGGATACAGCATCTTGACGGTAGCTACTCCGTCCTATGCCCGTCTTTTTGGCTTAATTATTTACTAAAGTTTTCAAAATCCTTTCCGTCCTATCGGCAGGTAAATCATTCTGCCAGCGAGCGAATACTGCCGCCAGCGAATTATTGCCCTTTGCCGCCCTTAACTGTATTTTTTGCTCATTTACATAAGAATCCACCAAAACATTAACATCGACCTTATCTGCCAATAATCTTAATACCGGCTCGATAAGTTGTAAAATATAATTCCTGTGTTCGGCGTAAAATTCGTCAATAAAAGTATCGAATTGCCCATTGTCCCCCGCCTTACGCAAAGCGTTTACCTCTTTGGTTGTTATCCGCCGCCAAGTATCATAGAGTAACGCACGGAAATTATCTTTGCGCAAATTGTCCTGTCCGGCGGGCTTCATATTCAACGGTTCAAGATAAATATCACCGTTGTCAATCGGATTCATATTTTCCATCTCGCGGATGTCGTTCACACTTAAATATCCGGCATTGCGCCCGATATTATACGATTCGTAGCGAGCTTTCATATCGCCACGCATTAGTCCGGCAATAAGAAACTCCGCAAAGTATCTTGTTCGCTCTTTTTCACTGAAAAGTTTGCGATTACATTCCTGCTCCCACTTCGTAATCCATTTTTGAAGCGTCAAAACAACAAACTCTATAAATAAACTCTCGACGTTGCCCCACGTCGCACGCCCCAAATCGGCCAAAAGGTGCGGGGAAATCTCGAACCAACGAGCGACATCGGTTACATTAAACGTCCGCGTCTCGATAAGTTGAGAATCTTTAGCGGTTACGCCGATTGATTGATACGTCAATCCGCTATGCAGAATGGCAATGCGGTATTTTTTGTCTGTCCCTTTATGTTTTGCCTCCCAATCTCTTTCTAATTCGTCCTTTGTGTCCTTCTTCAAAGGATTAGTCGATAAAAGGAATCCCGGAGGACTTGAATCGTTACCCAAAAATCCCGCCATATTCTTCTCGGTGGCAAGCGATAATCCGGTATTC